CTCAGCTACACTACCTTTAAAGTCATCACCATAATTCATGACAGCCACCATATCACGATAAGGTGGTGGATTGACTTTTTCTTGTTTTGCTATGTGGAAATAACCACAACGTTGCATTAAAGAATTGTCAATACTGCCGACATAAGCTGTCAAATTAATGCCTGAAATGTGCACTCCAGTGAACTCAATGAGATCACCATTGTAAGCAACAACAGGATAACAGCAATCAGTAGCAACACCTTTCATAATTGTGATGTCATCTTCAGTGTAATTACCAGAGGCCTTTGCAAGGTGAATAAAAATATTCCATGATGCTAAGCTGACTTGAGCAGCCATACGCGTATCGTAGGAACTATAATCGCCTGCAAAAATGCGATCCTCTCCTTTACACATCATATGACGAGCAAGAGTGTCCCACTCAGGTCCTTGTGAATTAATTCCGACGGCACATTCAGATACCAATGGATTCATTGAAAGGAACCTACATATGGGTAAGAAATACTTGCGGACAAAACACTGCAACACAAAAGGAGCAGCAAAGAAAACACGCACCTTATCTTTGGTAAGCTTGGTGGGTTCATCTTTAAGTGCTGCCTTAAAAACAGGGTAGCAACGTTCACCTTTCAAGTAAATCTCTTTACACTTCTCAAATTCTTCCTTGAAGCACTCATCACAGTCCATAGGACATGCATGTTCAGGATATTGATTAGGATCTAACGCAACCATATAATTCTTCTTAGCTCCCGACAAAGGGAAACCAATAGATGTACTCTTTGGCATAGCGTCTATAAATCTAACTGAATCAATTCCACAAAGTGTTTCAATCCAAGTCAATGGTTTGACAGTCTTACTCCACATTTTGAGCTTCATGATGTCCAATAAAGGAGCCATGTAGTCAGTGACAGCTAACTTAAGCTCACTAGGATCGAAGCCCATACTTGGTTTAGATGTCTTCTGAATACCTGCCCAAAAATTCTTCCACGGATGGAATTTTGGTGGGCCATGTTCATTCTGCACACCACAAACTTCTGCAATATCTTTAGAGATTGGGGTAGGGATGACATCTGACACACTAGTAGCGCGTCCAATAGTGGAGCCATAGACTTTCAAAGAAGTCTGATGGGGGAGATGATTAATACAACTCTTGGGATGTATCTGAGTGTCGGTTAAAATTTTCTTTCCATAAACGCTAGTAGGAAAATCTCCACCACTATGTGCTTCCAAAATCGCTGGATTACTGTCACAAATGTCACTAATAGCTTTCAGAAGCGTATTTTTGTAAACAATACCAGCAGCACCAAGTGTTTTACCAGACTTACCACCTAAATGGAATCCAGCTATTACACTAGGTTTTGTATTTGAAACAATAGTACTCATACACATACCTTTGAACGTATTAACAGGTAAATTATACATATATGCTGGACAGGTATTCTCTCCAATGGAAACAGAAGGGACATACTTGCAGTCAACTGGATATGTAATTAAATCACCAGCAATATCTCTATACAAAAAAGTGCCCAAGAAATTCTTCATATCTCCATCAGGAAAGAATTTCGTGATATCTGTCCAGGAATTACCCTGTGGGACATTACATACAAAAATATCTTCACTAACTTTACGACAATCTGACCTTCGCACTTTAGTTGTA